ATCCATCATAAACGAGTTGAAGTCACCAAGTTTTCAGCGTTTGCGACAGTTGATATTCATGGGCATTGAAACTGAAGACTTACTTTCGTCCTTTTCATCCATCACTGATCAACCGGGCAGAAGAAGTTCTTTCAAGAAATATACGGATTTCGCTGGGTGGATGTGCCGACCTGGCTATAAGTACGCAGACGGAGAGTGTTTGACGCTTTACATCCGGAACTCGAGTGCGAATGAGGTGATGGACGATGTACTCCGAGCCCTCGATGGTAAAGAATGGTCGAAACGCCTATTTAAATTTGGATGTGAGCTCACACTGTGTCTGCACGACAAGACCGAGCTGTCCATCAGGCTTAAAAATCATTAGAAATGGTATAAAGATTTTGGTTGTAATTGATACAAGTAAGTAAACGAAAACGATGCCTCCCAGTTCTAAAAATATTCCTCTCTCCATGTTGAAAGCGCAGTCTGGTTTAGAATCCGCTAAACTGTGTTCTCAGCGCTGGCTGAATCTGGAACCAGAATTCCAAAGAAAATATAAAAAATGGGATTCAAAGTACCGTACGCGTTTAATCGAGACTGCTATCACGGGTCGTTTTATGGCACCCATAACTACCGTATCTTCGTTGGATGAAAAGTCGGACGAGATCGTGGATGGCATGCATCGCAGCCGTACATTATTAGGCTTTATGGATGATGCGTTCAGTCTGGACGGTAAACATTTGAGTGAGCTCGATCCATATGTGTATGCAAACAAAAAGTTTTCCCAGCTCCCCGAGACCATAAAACGTGCCATAGAAGACTATGCGATTCAAGTTAATTATCTTCCAGTTGAAATACGCAGGGATCCACGCAAACTGAAGGATACTTATGAGATACTGAATCGTTCGAGTCAGCCACTCAACGAAATGGAGTATCATAACGTATTCATGCACCCACTTTTCTCTGAACTCACAGCTCTCGAATCGAGGTTGAAAGATGCCGGTGTGAAGATCAAAAATAACTCTACCCGATTCTCGAGCGAGGAAAAATTGCTTCAAATGATGGTAGTTTCTTGCATATCACCTGAATATAACTGGAGCTCTATGTGCGATCTATATGTCAAATGGATCGATGAAACATTCTTCAACACAATAGAAGATAAATCCAAATTAACGGAACACATCAAAGCTCTTATGTCTTCCACGTATTCTATGAGGTTGAACGCGTTGTTTGATCTCCTGGTAACCATGAATAAAGTTGATTTCACACTTTCGTCTAAGTGGATGCCCGAAGAGCTTATTTTTATTGGTCGTTTGTTGAATTTTATTTATTCAAAGTCCAACCCTGAATTTCTCATTTGTAAAGCTAAACATCTCTATAATGACATACAAAAAGATTTAGAGCATGCTCAAATGAAGATTAGACATAAAAACGCTAAATATCAACAGCTTTGTTTAGAAATAATAGATGAACGTTTAAAAAATTTAGCCTAAGTCGAGATTTGATACCCTTGTAATTATAACATTCCAAAGATGTCCTACGAACAGTGCCTCGCCGACGCCATGCGCATGTACCGGGTGGATTCACCAACCGATAGATGCAAGAAACTCGCAAACGCGACTTGGAAGATGAAACAGAAATACGCACAACTCAGAAAAGATAAACAGACTCGGGTGATTCAGGTCATAGAAAAAGCTCCTGAAAAGGTTGTAGAAAAGCGACACACAGTACACACTTGCCAAGCAGTGACGCTGGCTGGCAAGCCGTGTGGATTTAAGGCTGTGTGTGGTGGTTTCTGCAAGAAACATCAACCAAAGATAAAATATTAGTTTACTATAAATGTTAGATCAAGAGACATTACGTCCAGTTGTAATATCAATGGCATTGTATGTCGTCATCGCTAAGATCATTCCAGAAAATGTTAAGAAGCCCACAAACATTGGATTCATCGATGACATCGTATCCATGTTGATCGCTCAAAAGGGTGCCATTGCCTCAGGTGCCATTCTTACGGGACTCATCGTTCTCCTTACCAATTACATCATTGATGAATTGTTGTGAGACGTGTTCTTTCCCAACCAATCGTTTCGTGTGTGAGTGATCCATGTATCTTAATCTTTTTTCGTACGCATCATTCATGAATTCCAAGAGTTGCTCTTTGTTTGGTTTGCCCCACTGCATACCTTTCTTAAACAAGAAGTCATCATTCTGCAACTCTTGAAGTTCACAATCGATCGTGTACGGTGTTTTTACATATTCGGGTGCACCCCCGTAATCCGTAATGATCACAGGTTTATCACGCATTGCCGCTTCTACAGCACCCATACCGACGCCTTCAGAGCTCGAAAAGCTCACGTAACAGTCTGAGAGTCTGTGTATCTTATCCATTTCTTCGTCAGATACCAGACCATTGATGACTTCCACATTTGGTAATTTTATTTGAACTGGTTGATTGCACGTGGCTTTCACGATGAGTTTGGCGTCCGGTTTATTGAGACGCACAAACGCTTCTAAAATGCCCCTAAAATTCTTACGTTGGTCCATGATGTTTCCTATGTGGTAAAACGTGTATTTGTCCGTGTGAGGAATGTGTGCCCGTACTACATAGAATTCCGTGTTTGGAAATTGTCTCGAAAAAACCTTTTTACAGAATTCACTCGGTACCGCGATCCGGTCAAATAATTCAAAAAGTTTCCCGTAGTCTTCGTGTACTGTTTCGGTTTCACATACAGTCATACAGTGAAGGTGTTTGACTTTGCGTTTTAAATCCGGAATCCTATTTAACCAAAAATCAGTTGGGAGTGCAAATATAAAAGCTCGTTCACACGGAGGAATTTCTTCTTGAATTTGAACATATTTCCAATCTGGGAATAGATCCGTGTATTTCTTCGCGTGTTGCCCGATTCCACTCAGTAAAGTTGGTCCAATCACCAGCATTACATTTAAAGATAATATTTCCTTTATGTATATTATAATGGAATCTCTCAGGCAAGAAATCCGCGATGAAATGAAGTCCCTCCGTGTCAACAAGAAGCATGTCTACGACATCTTGTTGCGATTGGTTGACGAATTGGACAGTGCCAAGTCAGCTCCAGCTCCAGCTCCAGCTCCAGTTGTTGAACCAACTCCAGGTCCGGCTCCAACTCCAGCTCCAGCTCCAGTTGCCGAAGCTCCAGCTCCAGTTGTTGAACTAAGAACTCCAACTTCAACTCCAACTCCAGTTGCCGAAGCTCCGGCCCCAGTTGAAGAAGCCCCAAAGCCAGCGCCGGTGAAGAAGGTCGTCAGACGTACTAGAAAGAAGGCTGCGGAGGAACCGAAACTGTCTGCTTAGATATGTAATAAACACCACCTAATATGAGAACTATCAATAAAACAAGATAGCTAAAAGGGTATTTCTTAGTTTCCTTTCTAGCTTTCTCTAATTGATCTGCATCGGGGAGTTTTTTCACGTTGTGATTGAGGTTATCTATCTTCCCCATGAGACGATCGAGTGCATCCAGAATCTGCAATTCTCTGTTTCTTGGTTTTTTCTTTACATCTATGGTCGTGATTTCTATGATCATGTAAAAGGACACGGATGGTTTAAGAAGTTCATAGTCTCCATCACCCTGCGACTCATAGAGTTTGAAATGTGTTTTTTGGATGGATATTGGATTAAACAGAGATGTTTGTCGTTGGAACGATCTCCATTGTTTGTCTCTCAAAATGAATGAATTGCTCCCGGAGAATGTACGCTCCAATGGTATGCGTGTCAGTATTTGTCCGTTTCGTTCGTCGAGTATTTGGGCTCTTTTGGGTATGTCCTCGCATACGACATCTATGTATTTGGATACATCTGTGTTACCAGCGGAATCAGATTCGCCCACTTGTGTCACGTAAAAATCAACCACTTTGAATCCTATCACTTTTGTCATGTCCTCCATGTGTATGTTTGAGTCGAGTGAAAAATCAATCGTAAATGTGTTGTTAGACCCATTCACGAATTCTGAATCAACCGTGATGTACTGGATTTTCTTCGGTACCTCGTGGAGATCCATCTTGTATTTAAGATAGATAAAAAAAGAAGTCGTTAAACACGTAATGTGGTGGCTTTACCCACGCGCTTTCTGTTACGCTTTTGCTACTACCTGGATATACAGGTACATCAGAGGGACGTTTGTCGTGATCGCACACGTCCCAGAATACATCGAAGATTTTATGGACGAATTCTCTTGGTCTAAACTCGGCGACAAACCAAAGAGATTTTTGAGAACTATTCAAAGTGAACATAAAAAGCTTGAAGAATATCATCTAAGTAAGAAGAAGGAAGAATGAGTTTTTACACAAGATTGCTTAGTTACTTGTCTCCCAGACAAGAGGAACCTAAGTACATATACGATCAAGGTGACTACGAGGTAGTCATCGCAAAAAACGAAGTCGGGGAAAAGATAATTCTCCATTTTCAAAAACCTTATAAAGGTGTGGTGCATGTATAATGCAAGATGACTGCTTCTCTCTCACGACCGATGACTACCGCCTCGCGTTCTGCCAAGCGACGAGTTCGCTCTGCAAAGACGTACA